GCCCAGAAAACCAAATTTTAGCTAGAATTAATGAAAAACTTGATGTAGCTGAAATATTAGAAGAAACTAAAGAACATTAACTGAAGAAGAAATTAAAGATTTATCAAATGAGTAAACAAGTTACATTAGGTTCAGAAGCAAGAACCAATTTAGTAAAAGGAATTGATATACTAGCAGATGCAGTAGTATCAACGTTAGGTCCTAATGGTAGAAACGTAGTAATAGCTAATGAAATGGGAGCTCCACAATCCACAAAAGATGGGGTTACAGTAGCTAAATCCATTTCATTATCAGACCCAAATCAAGAATTAGGAGTTCAATTAGTAAAACAAGCTGCAGTTAAAACAGCTGAAAAAGCAGGAGATGGTACTACTACTTCTACTTTATTAGCTAGAGAAATGATTAAATCAGGATTAACAGCTTTAAATAATAATGAAAATGCAGTTCAAATTAAAAGAGATATTGATGCTACAGTTAACCAAGTAGTAGATAACCTCAGAACTCAAATAGCAGAAGATATTTCAGGTGAAGAGCAATTAGAACAAGTTGCTACTATTTCAGCAAATAATGATCCTGAAACTGGTAAACTCATTGCTACTGCTATTGAGAAAGTTGGAATGGAAGGGGTTGTTCATATTGAAGAGTCAAAGACAGGAGAAACCTATTTAGAAACTGTTGAAGGGTTGCAGTTTGATAGAGGTTACAAGTCGCCTTATTTTGTTACAAATAATAATACAATGACTTCAGTATTGGATAATCCCTTTATTCTTATTGCAGATCAAAAAATAACACAAGTAAAAGATCTATTACCTATTCTAGAAGGTGTTTCATCCCAAGCACGTTCACTTTTAATTATTGCTGAAGATATTGATAATGAAGCATTAGCAACTCTTATTGTTAATAAAATGAGAGGTACAATGAAGGTATGTGCTGTTAAAGCACCTGACTTTGGGGAGAGAAGAAAATTAGTTTTAGAAGATATCGCCATTACAACTGGTGGTGTAGTATTTGACAAACAAAAAGGAATGAAGCTAGACAAATTCAGTTGGGAATGGTTTGGTGAAGCAAGAACAGTAACTGTAGGAAAAGAACAAACAACAATAGTAGATGGAAAAGGAGGAGTTGAATCAATTGAAGCACGTATTGAAGAATTACAACAACAAATCGACAAAGCAACAACACCGTTCGAAACGGAAAAACTCCAAGAAAGGTTGGCAAAATTTGTCGGAGGAGTAGCTATTATTCATGTAGGTGGAAATACTGAAACTGAAATGAAAGAGAAAAAAGATAGGGTTGATGATGCATTACATGCAACTAAAGCTGCTATTGAAGAAGGTATAATACCAGGAGGTGGGACAGCTTTATTGTATGCCTCATCTGGTTTAGAAGCTAAAACAACAGGAGCTCAAATTGTAGTTGAAGCATGTGCTAAACCATTTAATCAAATTTTAGTAAATGCTGGATGGGATGAAGTTGATGGTAGAATCATGGCTGATAATTTAGTTAATTCTGGTAATGATGCTTGGACTGGATTTAATATTAAAACTGCTAAAAAAGTTAATATGAAAGAAGCAGGTATTATTGATCCAACTAAAGTAGCAAGAACAGCATTACAAAATGCAGCATCAGTAGCTGGTACAGTATTACTAACAGAATGTACTGTAGTAAATGAACCTAAAGAAGAATCAAATCAACCTCAAATGGATCCATCAATGATGGGGATGATGTAAAATAATTTCGTATATTATGGCAGATAAAATTAAAACAGAATTATTAGAAGAAAATGTGCTAATTGCTAATCGTGTTCCACCAGGAGATAGATGGCAATTAGCAGATGAACCTAATGGTAAAATTCATACTAGTTTGACTGATACATTAGAAGCGTATATGAGAAAAACAGGGTTTGCTGGTCATTATAGATTAGAACCTTTAAGTAGTAAATTATATGCTATATCAGCTGAAGAAGTTGAAATTAAACCTGAACCAATTAAAACATATTCTATATATGGTGAATACTCAGACCCAGACCAATAGTTTATTAGTAGAAAAATATAGACCTAATAAATTAGAAAATTATGTAGGTAATGAGAATATTAAGAAGTCTATATCTAAATATTTAGAACAGAATGATATTCAAAACCTAATATTTTATGGACCTGCTGGAACCGGAAAAACAACTCTTGCTAAACTCATTGTACAAAATCTTGATTGTGACAGCATTTATATTAATGCTTCGGATGAAAGAGGTATTGAAACAATTAGAGATAAAGTACAAAGCTTTGCTAGTGTGGCTTCGTTTAAGCCACTTAAGATTGTTATTTTGGATGAGTCTGATTTTCTTACTATTCAAGCGCAAGCTTCGCTCCGTAATATCATTGAAACGTTTTCGCGAACTACTAGGTTTATCTTAACTTGTAATTATGTAGAACGTATTATTGATCCTTTACAATCTAGGTGCCAAGTACTTAAAATTGTACCTCCAACTAAAAAAGATGTTGCTAAACATCTAGCTTGGATTATGGATCAAGAAGGTATAGGATTCGAAATGAATGAATTAGGAGCTATTGTAACACAATATTATCCTGATTTAAGAAAATGTATTAATACTATTCAACTATCTACTCAAGATAGTATGTTGAACTTAGATAAATCAGTACTAGTATCATCTAATTATATAGATAAAGTTATTGCCGAACTAAAAGATAAAGCTGATTTTAAAGCTATTCGACAAATTGTAGCTGATGCTAATGTAGATGACTTTGATGAACTATTTAAATCATTATATGAAAGAGTATCTGAATACCTTCCAGGTAAAGAAGGTACAGTTGCCATTCTAATAAATGATCATCAATATAAAGCAAATTTTCGTATTGATAAAGAAATCAATGCAATGAGTTTAATTTCAAATTTAATAAATAATAAATAACTATGGAACAACAAGTTCAACAACCTCAGATTGATCTGAAAAACACTAATGAAGTAAAAAATAGTGAAGGAGGATCTATTTTTCAACAAGGAATACTCTTAAGAAGAGTTTCAAGATTTGTAACTGGTACTGATAGTGATGCATTACTACCAATACCTGTATTTTATGACCCAACAACTAATAAAATTTTAAGCGATTCAGTTCCTAAAGAATTAAGAGAAGAATTAGCAGATGAGTTGCTCTAATATATTTGATTGGCTCAAACATATAAATCAATATAAAACACCCTCATCAGAATTTACAGATAAAGATTGGGATGTTTTTAATAGTTATATGATTCATAGGTTTATATCTATGGATAAAAGTTTAATTGAGGTAGTAAATTATGTTCAAGAATTTCCACCTCAAGAAAAAGTAATGATTTATAACATTTATAAGGAATTTATTCCTAAAAATAATAAATGGAATAAATATATTAAATCAAAAACTAAACAGCCAAACAAAGATTTAGTAGAACATATTAAAAATTATTTTGAATGTTCTTCTAAAGAAGCTAGAGAATATATTAATATTTTGGGGAACCAAGAAGTTAGTCGTATATTAAATCAAATAGGACTAGAAAAAAAAGAAATAAAACCATTATTAAAATGACACTAGAATTATACAATATGTTAAAATCATCTGCACAAGCAGATAAAGACAAAGCTTTATTATCATTAGAATTATTAGGCAACAAAGCCGTAGGAATTGGAGATCACTCAACTGAAGATTTTTATAAAAATGCTGAGGAAGCTCTCGTTATGTTAGTAGACGCTGATGATAGATTATCCACACTTAAAAAATATTTTACAACTAAAGATGTAGTTAATGGGTGATACAATATCTAAATGGCACGAATTACAAAATGAAAAAATTATGAGCGATAGAGAAATTATGAACGCTAAAAGAGGTATAGACAACTTTGAAGATTTTAAAGCCTACAGTGATGTAGTAGCCCATTTTGAAGCTGAATACCCAGAATTATCTAAAGAGTTTAAAACAATTCAAAAAGAAATGTATGAAATGTTTGCTCGTAAGCATTTAGATTATGGGTTAAATAATATTGCTTTAGGAGGTGATTTAACCAATCCAGAAGACAAAACATTCTCACTAACTGGATTATGTATTAGGTTAACTGATAAAATTAGTAGATTAAAAAATCTAATAATTAATGGTAAAAACTTTGTTAAAGGAGAAGGAATGGAAGACACGTTTATTGATATAGCTAATTATGGAATAATTGGTTTATTAGTGGGACGTGATAAATTGAAAAAATTAGTTTTGGCTATAAAAATACTTAGAATAGTTAGGGAGATTAAAAGTAATCCTCCCCAAGAGATAAATTTTGCTTATCAGAAAAATGTCTCTTATTCGCAAATGTCTATATTTCGCGGTTGTCCACATCGTTGGAAACTGCAATATAAAGACAAGATAAAGGTATTTACATCATCAATTCATACTGTATTTGGAACTGCTATACATGAAGTATTACAACATTATTTAGATGTAATGTTTGATACTAGTGCTGCAAACGCAGATAGAATTAACTTAGAAGAATTATTTCAAGAGAAATTTATAGGTGAATATCAAAACCAATATAAAAAAAATAATAACCAACATTTTTCATCTGCTGAAGAAATGAGAGAATTTTTTGAAGATGGAGTTGGTATTTTAAATTGGTTTAAAAAGAAAAGAGCTAGATATTTTACTAGACGTGGTTGGCATTTAGTTGGGTGTGAATTACCATTAGTTATTTCCCCAAATAAAATGTATAACAATATAAAAT